AAAAAAAAAAGTATAATATTCTTCTTTAGAATATTATTCTATATAAAAATAGGTCATCACATTCACAGGGGGTGGGGGAAAAATTAGTCCACTGTGCATATAATAAAAAACACACTCTCAAATATTTAGCTCAAATCAAGGGTTTATCATCAAAATAAAAAAATATATAAAATATATATAAATAATACTTGTAAACTATATAAAGTTTCATGTATAATTTATATAAACATAAAGATTATTAAAATTATAAAAGGATTTCATTAATAATTATATTAATTTATAAATTATAAAAAATGACAGAAGATATAGAAAGTCCTATAGAGACTCAAAGCTTAGATATAACTAAATTAGAAAGTTATTTATGTGTACATAATCTCTTAAAACGTAGAGTATTAACTAAAACTAATAATGATTTTCTAACATTTGTACGTTATATGGCTCCTGATCTAGTACATGACTGGAAAATGGGGAGACATATAAAAATTATTTCAGATAAACTCCAGCAAATAGAAAATGGGGAACTAAAGAGGTTGATGGTATTCCTACCACCCCGTTCATCTAAGTCAGTTATCTGTTCTAAACTCTTTCCTGCTTGGTATATTGGTAGAAATCCACAGCATGAGATACTGACTGTATCCCATAGTGACCAATTATCGAGTGATTTTGGTAGATCAGTTAGAGATATTGTAAATACAGACAAGTTTTCCAGTATATTTCCTTCTGTATCCCTACGATCAGACGTAAGAGCAGCAGGTAAGTGGAAAACAAATGTGGGTGGAACCTACTATGCAGCAGGAGTTAGGTCACAAATTGCAGGTAGAGGCGCACATATTGCAATATTAGACGATGTAATGTCCGAAGAGGACTCATTCTCTGCTGCTGGTAGAAGATATGTAAAGGAATGGTATCCTGCTGGCTTAAGAACTCGTATTATGCCCAATGGTTCCATAGTTATTATTAACACACGCTATCATTATGATGATTTGTGTGGATGGTTGCTAAAACAGGAAGAAGAATTAAGTGAACAGGGTGTTGTTCCTTGGGAAGTTATTAAGATACCTGCATGGGTAGACGAAGAATCTAGTGAGTTACTTGATTTACCAGTAGGTAGTTCTTATTTTCCTGAATGGAAGTCAGATGAGGTATTAAAAACAGATGAACAGGAAATTAAAGCAAGTAATGGTTCTAGATATTGGGAATCTCTTTACATGCAGAACCCAACTCCAGAGGAAGGTGGGTTAATTAAGAAAAGATGGTTGCAGGAATGGGAGTATGATGAACCACCTTACTGTGATTTTATTATTCAAACTTACGATACAGCCTTTTCTACCAAGACAACTGCTGATTTCAGTGTAATACAAACCTGGGGAATCTTTAGTGGTTATGAAGTAGATGAGGCAGGAGGAGAAGATTACAAAGGAAATCTTATTCTTCTAGGAAATATGAAGGGGAGGTACGAGTATCCAGAATTAAGAAGATTGGCCCAACTTCTTTATGAAGAGCATAGGCCAGATGTGTGCATCATTGAAAAGAAGGCAAGTGGGCAATCGTTAATTCAGGACATGAGAAGGGCTGGCTTACCTGTCATGGAGTACCTCCCCGATAGAGATAAAGTAGCTAGAGTGTATGCAGCAAGTCCAATGATTGAAGCTGGAAGAATATGGATACCAAGGAATAAAAAGTGGGGAGATGACTTAATTGAGGAGCTTATACGTTTTCCTCATGCGGCTCACGATGATCAGGTAGATGCCCTAACAATGGCAGTTCATTACATGCGGGAATCATGGAGATTAACGCATCCTGAAGATGCAGATTGGGATGATCCACCGCCATCAAAGAAAAGAGTTGCATACTGGAATGTTTAGATGATATACTAGTATTTTACTCTTTTTAAAAACTATTAAGGAGAAACACAATGCCAAAGTTTTTACTCGCCACTTTCTTGTCTGTGGCACTGGCTTTATCAGTATTTAGCTGGACAGGAACCCAAGAGGTTTATGCAAAAGACAGTGGTGAAGTTCCTGTACAACAACATTTGGAAATGTTGTATCCTACGGTATTGGTAGCTGTAGGAAGTGGAAGTGGGTCAGGAACTGTTATTTTTTCAGATATACATGAAGATGAATATTCTTCCCTTGTTCTTACAAATTGGCATGTTATAAGAGGTGCCATTACAGTATCTGAAGAATGGGACTCCCAAAAACAGGAAAAGATAGAAAAGGAAACAAGGCGACCTGTTAAGATTGAGATATTTGAATATAATAATTATAGTAAAAGTATAGGAACAACAGGTAGAACTGCTACAATTGTAGCATATGATAAGAAAAGAGATTTAGCTCTGTTAAGAATTGATGACAGAGAACGTCCTATAGAACATGTTGCAGTATTGTATCCAGAAGATGAAGATACTGGTCCCTGGATTTTCCAGAAAGCTTGGGCTGTTGGTGCAGGTCTTGGCAAGCCCCCATTTCCCACACAAGGTTTGCTATCGGGATTTGCAAAGGACTCTTATGGTAATGACCTAATATTGGGAAGCGCTCCCATAATTTTTGGGAACTCAGGTGGCTCTGGATATGTTATGTCTCCTAGAGGAACCTACGAACTAATTGGAGTTCCAAGTATGGTATCGGCTTATGGTTGGGGGTCTGTAATTACACATATGGGTTGGTGGAGGCCAATCTCTGAGATACGAATTTTCTTGAGAGAAAATGATTATGGTTATGTATTGGGAGATAAACCCACCGAACAAGAAGAGGTAAAAGAATATTAAGTTTATATTGTAAATAGTTTGACTACTTGTATAATTATAAAAGGTTTTGTATAATATGAATTAACCTATAGTTTTAGGTGGAGAGGGGCTGGAACATGGCAGAACAGATAACAACATACTGGCCTCAAATTTTAGCGATTGTAACAGTTATCGTAATGTTTGTAAAGCTAAAGAGTGCCGTTGGGGAATTGCGTAAGGATGTAGATGATATTATTAAACGAGATACCTACACGCAAGTCGTTAAGTTACGGGCTGATCTAGATGCTTTAAAAGCAGGAACAGATGAAAAAACTAAATCTTTGTTTAGTTTATGGAATACAAAAATTTTAAAAGATTAATAAAGGAATAATTTAATGGCTGTTGAACGTAATCCTTTTAAAGAACTTATGGGTTCCCAGGCAGTAGAACCTAAAGTTGTTCCTATTACAGGAATGGCTGTATCGGAAACTGAAGGACCAACATTTGAAGTTGATGATGATGGAAGTATTACAGTTAATTTTGAAGAATCTGATACTCTTATTCAGGAATTTAATGAGGATAATTTTACAGGAGAAGAAAATTGGCATGAAAATATAGCCGAAAGATTGGATGAAGATCTTCTTCAAGAAATTTCTGCTGATGTTATAGACAAATATCAAACGGATAAAGACTCTAGAGAAGAGTGGGAGTCTATGTTTGAAAGAGGTTTTGATCTTTTGGGACTCAAGCTGGAAACAACTGCTGAACCTTTTGAAGGAGCATGTACAGCAGTTCATCCTCTTCTTATTGAGTCTGCTGTAAAGTTTCAGTCAAAAGCTTCTCAAGAACTCTTTCCTCCCGCTGGACCTGTTAAGGCTCAAATTATGGGGGATGAAAGTGTTGCAAAAATACAACAGGCTAATCGTGTAGAAGATTTTATGAACTATCAGCTTACGGAACAAATGCCTGAGTATTTCGATGAATTTGAAAGAATGTTGTTTCACCTTCCGTTGATTGGTTCTGCTTTTAAGAAAGTTTACTATGATGCGTCAATGAAAAGACCATGTTCTGAATTTGTTCCTATTGATCAGTTTTATGTATCCTACTATGCTAGTGATTTAAGAAGGGCTGATAGGTATACACACGTAATCTATAGAAATCCTGTAGATTTAGCAAAAGAAATTATGGCAGGAATGTATAGGGATGTTGACTTACCACAACCTTCAATTCCTATATTATCTCCTATTACTTCTAAAATGGATCAAATTCTAGGATTGAATCCTTCAGGAGATAATGATCCGCAATATACTATATTAGAACAGCATTGTTATTTAGAACTTCCTAAACCCTTTGCAGATGAAGATGGTATTGCACTTCCTTATATTGTAACTGTAGAGGAAAATTCTGGACAGGTATTAAGTATCCGTAGAAACTACAGACCAGACGATCCCACGAAATCAAAAACATTACATTTTGTACATTATAGGTTCGTTCCTGGTTTTGGTTTCTACGGATTAGGTTTAATCCATTTCCTTGGTAATCTGACTATGACAGCTACAGCAGCCATGAGAGCATTGGTAGATGCAGGTCAGTTCGCTAATCTTCCTGGTGGATTTAAAGCCAAGGGTGTGAGAATTGTAGGAGATAATGATCCTATTTCTCCAGGTGAATTTAAAGAAGTTGAAGCAACAGGAATGGATTTAAGTAAGGCAATTGTTAATCTTCCTTATAAGGAACCATCTCAAACTTTGTATAACATGCTTCAATTTGTAGCTGCAACAGGACAGAAATTTGCTGATAATACAGAGAAGATTGTTTCGGATGCTTCTTCGTATGGTCCTGTAGGTACAACGATGGCACTCTTAGAAGCTTCAAGTAAGTTTTTTACTGCTGTTCATAAACGACTTCATAAATCTCAGAGAGATGAGTTTAAAATCTTAGCAAGGATAGATGCAGACTTTATGCCACAGGAATATCCTTATGATATGCCAGGAATTAGTAAAACTATTTTCAAAAATGACTTTGATGGTAAAATTGATATTATTCCTGTTAGTGATCCTAATATTCCTTCTAATGCACACAGAATGATGTTGGCTCAAATGACACTTCAATTAGCTCAACAATCTCCTCCTGGTATGTTTAATCTTGAAGCTCTTAACAGAACAATTCTAGAAAGTGCTAATATGCCAAATCTTAACCAGATACTTCCTGCTAAGAAAGTAGCTAAACCTTTAGATCCTGTATCAGATATTTTAGCAGCTACTAAGGGTATTCCTATACAAGCATTTCCAGGTCAAGATCATGATGCTCATATACAAGTTAAAATGGCTTATATACAAGATCCTTTAAATGGGGCTAATCCTATAATGAAAAGAATTATTCCTGTTATTCAAGCTAATATTCAAGAACACTCAGTTCTTAAATATCAAGAACAATTAGGAGGATTGACCAATGAACTTCTAAAACGTGTTCCACCAGAAACAGCTTCTTCTGAAAATATTATAGAAATGGCTCAAGCAAAAGCTGCTCAACAAGTTTTACAAGCTAATAAATCTAGAGCAGGACAACAAATGTCTCCTGAACAACAAATGGTTCAGTTAGAACAAGCTAGGGTTTCCTTAGAACAACAGAAACTTCAACTTAAAGCTGCTACAGAAAATGCAGATGCAGCACTTGAAAATAGAAAACTTGATCTTGAAGAAGCTGAATTACAAGCTAAGATTTTGCAAGGTGGAATGAAAGATCAACTAAAAATGGAAAAAGACGAAAGAGATAGAATTGCTAAACAATCTATTAAAGCAATTGATATTTTAACTAAGGTTGCAACAGAACAGGCAAAATTAGAATCTAGTGAAAAAATAAAAGTGTTAGAGGTTGTAACTAAACTAGCAGGTATGGTAAACTCTGATAATAGAGATAAAGAACTTAAAGGAATGGATATGTTAATGGAATTAGTTAAAATAGCTGAAGATTCTAAGACTGTTTCTCAAAAACTTCCTGCTAAAGTAGAAGAAATCATTAACACAAAGGAGATTAATGTATGATAAATAAAATAAAACATATGATCAAACTTGGTTGTAATTGTGCTACTTGTGGATGTAGTCGTTGGTTTTGGACTACCGCCCCGATTTGGGTAGCAATTGGCATTGCGATAGGATACTGGTGTCTTGGCGGTTCTGGCGACATTAGTACGGGTGCTGGTTAATAATATGGAAATCTGGGACGAAATTGTTCTGGAGCTAAATAAAGAATTAGAAAAAGTAAAAGAAGTAATTTCAGAAGGAGGACCATCTAATTTTTCTGAGTATCAAAACCTCGTTGGATATTGTAAGGGGATTATGTTTTCGAGGACTACCTTTACTTCAATAATTACAAATCGTAATCAGGTAATAGACAACGAGGAGGATTAATTTTGCAAACACTAGCAATGGATAAAGCAGTTAAAAATGATCAGTGGGTATCTAGTGAAGAAGATATGCCTGATCCTGATGTATTTCCCACTCTGCCTGGGTATAATATACTTATTAGACCTGTATCGGTAAAGGGTATTACTAAGGGAGGTATTCTACTTCCAGACTCAACTAAGTCTGATATGGCTTATTTAACGACAGTTGGTAGGGTATTAGCTGTAGGCGATCTTGCATATATGGATGATACAAAGTTTCCTAATGGTGCATGGTGTAAAGTAGGTGATTATGTATGTTATGGTAAACATGCAGGAACAAAACTATTTTATAAGGGAATTAAGCTTTTAGTTTTGTTTGATGATCAAATTATGATGAAGGTAGACAATCCCAAGGATTTAGACCCTACATTTAATTTATCAAATTAATTTGGATAACGTAAATACTTGTGTTATAGTATTTATATTGAACGTAATCGTTGATTTCGTAACAACGGAGATTAAGGAGAACTATTAATGAGCGATACAGAATGGTCTGATATTACTGTAAAAGAAGGTAATCAGGAAAAAGTAGAATATGAGATTGAAGGACAAGAAGCGCAAGAAACTTCTACGCAAAAGCCTGAAGAAAAAGAAGAGGTGGTTGAAACAGCAAGTGAGAATTCTTCTTGGATTGACACTTCTCAAGAAGTGGAAGAGGCGACAGAACCAAAAGAGCTTGAAGGTGTAGAAACTAAAGGCGCACAAAAAAGAATTAGACAGCTTGTAAAACAACGCAAGGAAAGAGATGAGCAAATACAAACTCTAATTCAACAGAATGAGCAATTAAATAGTAAGTTGTTAAGTAGAGAAAAAGAGTTTACACAAGCTCAAGCTGTTTCTACAGAAACATCTGAAAGACAATTAAAGGATAGATATTCTCTAGCTAAAAATAATTATTTAGAAGCATATCAAAGTGGTGATGCGGAGAAAGTATTAGAAGCACAAGAAGCTTTAAATCAAAGTCAACTTGATTTACAAAATCTTGAATCAACTAAAGTAGCTTTAGATAAATATAAACAGGAGGTTGAGTATGAAGAAACACAACGAGCTAATAGACCTTCTCAACAACAAACAGCAGACCCAAGGGCTGTAGCCTGGGCATCTGAGAATGAGTGGTTTGGTAAAGATACAGTAATGACTGCTGCTGCATTAGCTATTGATGGTGATCTAAAAAATCTAGGACTAAATCCTACTGATGAAGAGTTTTATGGGGAAGTTGATAGAAGACTTCGTAAGGAATTTCCTCATAAGTTTCAACAAACGGAAAACCTAGAACACGAAATTCGACAACAGCCTACGACACAGGCTGCTCAAGTTGTTTCAGGAGCGTCACGTTCTCCTGCAACTTCAGGTAAAAAAGTTAAGCTAACTCAAGAAGATATGAGATTAGCTAACAAATGGAATATACCGCTTGATGTGTATGCTGCCGAAAAGCTCAAAGTAGATGGGGCTGACGGTGGTTATACAGATGTTTTAACTAAACGTGGAGGATAAAAATATGCCATTGGAAAAAACACGTAATGAAGACATGAGGGAAAATAACACTAGAGAAGTAGAATGGACTTATGAAGAACCTGATGCTTTAGATATCCCAGATATTGTAAAGGAAAGGTTTGATTCTCAGGAAATGCACCTTCGTTGGATTCGTATTAATACTAAGGGTACGGATGATTATATAAACGTAGGGAAGAAAATGAATGAGGGATGGGTCTTTGTTACTCCTAATGAAGTTCCTGAAATGGCTTCTTCTTCTATCGTGTTGGAAGGTGGGCGTTATGAAGGAGTAGTGTCTCGTGGCGACCTTGCCCTAGCCAAAATTGAAAAGGGCAGACATAACGCTAGAACAAAGCATTTTCAGAAGAAGAGTCAAGATTTGATGAATGCAATTGATATTCAGTTAGATAAAGCCTCTGATTCTAAAATGCCTATTTCCAACAATAGTAAGTCACAAATTATTAAGGGAAGACAACCTTCTTTTCAAAATTAGACTTACTTGGTTTAATATAAAGGAGAAGCAAAATGAGTTCAAGTAAAGCTTTGTCGGGCTTCACTCCTTCACGTAGGTATGGTTCCAGACCTAATTCTACGGGATCAAATAGCCAGTATCCTATTGCAAGCGGTTATGCAAGTAATATCTTTACTGGTGATCTTGTTAGAGTTAGTGCAGGAAATCTAAATGTGATTGCTACGACTACTGAGTATGTTTGGGGCGTTTTCCAAGGATGCTATTATGAATCTGATGGTGAGCCTAAATGGTCCCGCTATTGGCCTTCGGGTACATCTGCCTCTAATGCGTATGGGATTGTCAGTGATGATCCTCAGACCGTATATGAGATTCAAGCAGATGCTTCCGTCACCGCAGGTGATGTACGTTCATCGAATTTTGACGTTACGCTAGGTGCAGGTTCAACCGTTACAGGTAATTCAGGATTTGGTATTGCAGCAGCAACTCGTAATGCTGCCCAAAGAATGACTCGTGTAGTTGGTTGGGTTGATGAACCAGGAAATGATATTGATGTGTCGGCTGAGAGGGCTTTTGAAGTTGTAGAAGTCAAACTTATCCAGCACTTTGATAGATTCGGTTCTATTGGCGTTTCGGCAAGAGCTTCTTAAAGGGAGGATTAAATTATGGCTATTAATAGAGCAAGTATTGCCAAAGAACTTCTCCCTGGTCTTAATGCTGTTTTCGGTATTGAGTATGGAGAAGTTGATAATGAAGAAAAGCCTCTTTTTGAAATTGAAAATTCTGATCGGGCTTTTGAAGAAGAGGTGCTATTTACTGGTTTTGGTAGCGCCCCAGTGAAGAGTGAAGGTGCTTCCATTAGTTATGATAACGCACAGGAAAGCTATACAGCACGTTATGTTGCTGAGACTGTAGCTCTTGCCTTTGCTGTTACTGAAGAAGCTATGGAAGATAACCTATATGATACGTTTGCTAAACTACGTGCAAGAGGTCTTGCTCGTGCTATGGCAAATACCAAGCAGGTTAAAGCTGCTGATATTTTCAATAATGGATTTACCGATACTGCCCCATATCAGGGTGGTGATGGTGAGCCACTATTCTCAGCAGCGCATCCAACCGTAGGCGATGGTAATCAGTCTAATGATCTGACTGATGCTGATCTATCGTTCTCTTCGTTGGAAGCGGCTTTGACTACAATCCAGAAGATTAAGGACGACAGAGGTATCCTTACGGGTGGTGCAGCAGTTTCTCTGCATGTATCCCCTGACAATTGGGCTACCTCTAATGCCGTTCTTAATTCGACCTATATGCCAGCGTCTGGTGAAAGCGGAGCCATTGGTTCTGCTGCAACCAATCCTGCTGGTTGGAATGATATTAACTCCATTCAAAGCATGTCAATGCTTCCGAAGGGTGTATTTATCAATCGTAGGTTTACCGATACTGACGCTTGGTTCGTTAAGACGAATGTTCCTAACGGCACCAAGATGTTTAATCGGACTCCGTTGCAGACTAAGATGGAGCCTGATTTTGATACTGGTAATCTTCGGTTCAAGGCTCGTGAGCGTTATAGCTTCGGCTGGTCGGATTGGAGAGGGTTCTTCGGTAACTCTGGTTAATCTTAATATCATAGTGTGGAGGGGAATTAGTTTCCCCTTCACTCTATTTCTAATTTTAAGGAGTAAACAATGGCTTCAAATATTAAGACTGCAACTGTAGATGCTGGAGGAACTGGTAGTGGTGTAGTTGTAGATATTACCACTTCTGTTACTTTGAATAAAGCAAATGGAATGGATGATTTTATTAGAATTTATGCTGTTCATTCTAATGGAAGTAATGATGGTATATGTCTAATTACAGGAGAAAAGCAGATTATTGCTAAAGGTGGAGCATCTGGAAGCACTGGTGTTGCAATGAAGTGGACAGATGAAGCGACCTCACCTACTGATATTTATCTAGGAGATATTGGTCCAAGAGTAAGAGGAGTGGTAAAAGTTTCTGCACCTGCTTCTGCTACCGCAATTACTATTTTCTACGGCTAGTAAAGGAGCCAATTATGGCTAACTATACTTATCTAGTAGCAGATATAAAAGATACTGCTGAGAATGATTCTACTGAATTTCTTGATCAGATTCCAAAGTTTGTTAATAAAGCTGAAACTCGTTTAACAAGAGATTTAGATGATTATGGTCTTGTTACCTTTACCTCTATAGCTGTTTCTGCTAATAATCCTTATGTTTCATTACCATCTGGAACGAGAATTGTTAAGAACTTTAATGTGATGGTAAGTGGAAATAGGACAAGTCTTCTACAACGAACTGATGAATTTATACATGACTACTGGCCTTATGTAAGTACGTCAGTAGGAACTCCTAAATATTATGCTAGGAGAACGAACTCTAGTGTTCTAATCGCTCCTACTCCTGTTTCTACATTAGATGGACAGATAGCTCA